CAACTAAATATCTTAGTTGGTGATGAGGAACGCAAGCGGAATGTTCTTCCGCTCAATGACGCGATCCACAGTTCCGGCAGTAGCAAGCTCGGCCTGCGTGAAGGTAATGCCGTTGCTAGGCGTACCTGTCGCTTGGAAACCAAACGGATGGAGAACGTAGGTTTCACGAACCCACAGAGTCTCAATACCGCCGCCGTTGCCCTGATCGGCATAACGCTCGATCTCGACAGGCACTTCAGGGTTACCAACACCGAAACCAAATGCACCAGCACCGAAGAGCACTGAGGTGTACTTGAATCCGTCGGTGGCACCTGCTTCGACGTTCATGCCGTCATCAACGATAACCCGAAGACCAAGGTAGGTCGGGATTACGAGGTTGCCCTCGGAATCTGGGATAAAGTCGATGTCGTCATTCTTGACCATCTGGCTGTAAACAGCGCTGTGGACAGAGATGGCGCTAAGCTCATCGTAACGGTCGCCAAGCGTGTTGGTGGCCTCTACGAAAGCATCACGGTTGAACTTCGTGCCTGCGTCCTGACTAGCAATAGCCTCAGCAGCCACGTCAACAACCATGTCACCGCCGTCGTTAGCGACGTTGTCGGCAATGATACCGTTCGTGGTTGAAACCAAACGACGCTGCCACTGACGGGTGAAGTACATATCCGTGCGGTTACGAACCTGATCGATGGCACGAGCACCCAGAGCAAGCTCTGAAGCCAAGTCAGCAGCCTGCCAACCTTGGTTGACAAAAGCCTTACGAGCGACCTGCTCACCCTGCACAACCTTCTGAGGCGTGGCAGTGTTGCCCGGATCGTCGTCGCTGTAGTTCAGCTCGATTGAACCGTCGAGGTCTTTCCAGAAAGGAAGCTCGGCAGTCTTGCCAGCAGCGCTAGCAAGCTCGTCAAGCAGTGCGTTACGAGTAACAACACCGCTGTCGTAGAAAGCAGTCTTTTCTGGGCCATTTACCGGGGGCAAGTCCCGGAATACTGTGACATCAATGATGTCGCTTAACTTAGTAGTAGCCATTGATTATTTCTCCTATCGTTGGCCGTAATAGTCATTTTTTAGACGGTCGTACTCAGTTGGGTTTTCTGCCCGTAGTTCTGAGAGTTCTGCTCCCGTCATTTCGTTAAATGATTTCTGAGTTGTTACGGCCCTGCCGTTGTCCGTACCAGCAGCTCCGCCGCCAGTAGCACCGCTCCCATCGACTAGGAACGGATATTTCTCCCGCAGATGAGAAAGAATCTTATCCTTCTCAACTGGTACACCGCCAAGTTCAAAAACAACACCGTCGTCCGAATACTTAGCGTATTGTGAGACTTTTTCCTGCAACAGTTCTCCGCGAGCCGTGTCGCGGGTGAGTTCTGAGGCTAGCTTTGTCGCTTCGGAGTTGATAGTCTGTTTCTGAATCTTAGACTGGAACTCCTCGTACTTCTCTTGAAGCTCGCGCTTGCTTTCCTGTTCGCGCTCGTACAGCTCTCGGAACTGCTCTTTCTCTTTCATGCGCTCTTCTTCTTGAGTTTTCTGGTACTCTTCCAGCTCTTTAGCCTTCTGAGTAGCAGACTTCTTCTCGCCAAGAAGCTCGTCTACTTTGTTCTTCAAGCCATTGACTTGCTCGTCAATTAGCTTCTGTACCTCTTCTTCTGTGTACGTTTTGCCGGAGTCTTTGATCTCCTGCTCGACATTTTTCGTCGCTTCATCTTTAATCTCTTCGTCAGTGGTTGCCATAGTTATAAGCCCCTAGCTTACTGATTTAAGACTCTCTGAGCCTTGGTTAAATGTCTGCTTGTTCCCAAGCGATTGGATACTTCTGCCGAAGTTCTGTGAGACTCATCTGAGCGCCAGATGGGTCGATAAACTGGTTCGGGTTTAAGCCGCCTTGTTCACTCAGCCTTAACAATTCCTGACCATTGTCAAACTTACCAAAGAACTCTTGTTTGAATGAGTCTGGTTGATTGCGTAAGAACTGGGCGAATGTTTGGTTTCTGCCTGCTGCCAAGTCTGCTGCCGCTGGATCAATGAACCTTGAGCGTGGGACTGGCACTCTCGTTGAGCGGCAGTTGTAATGGATCGGTGGCTGTGGGCCTGTCTTTACCGGAAAAATCTCTCCGTCTAGCCCTGCACACCGTAGCGTAGTCCGTGTATCAAGCACTGCGACATAACGCTCTTCACCGAAGATAAGTCCGTTGGCACCTGTGAATGCTCGACGTGCAGCCATTGAAACATTGTTTAGACTTGTCGCTACCACTGTCCGTGCTTGGTTGGGCAGCTTGGTGCCTAGTTTCTGGCGCATCCGCGTCATTAAGTCCCGCATTGGGACTCGTGAAATAATGCCTGTGCTGATTGTCGATCTGATGTCTTTGCCCATTGGACTAAAAAGCCGATTGGACATATCAGAGTTGCTTAGACGTTGGGTTGCTCCGCCGATCAAAAGCCCTGCTGCTGCGCCAGCCACTAGAGGAGCTATGCTCGACTCTTCTGGCTTTTGCAAAGGCTCTGTGACGACTTGAGAGTAAGTCTGCTCACTGAAGTCAATCTCTTCTTCAGCAAACTCCACAAGGCGATCTCGCAGTCCCTCGTCAAACTCAGCTTGACCTTCGTCAATCACCTGTTGAAGATCACGCAATAATTGAGTCAGGTTGTGCTGTCTAATCTCTGTGTCAGCAAGCCGAAGGCGATCTTCTACGTCTTCAAGGATCTTGTTGAGCGTGGGCCTAAGGTCTTCCCACATTCCGTTAGCAAGACGCTGCAAGAAGACCTGACGTCTTGTGTAGGACTCAACTAAGAAGCGCTCTGTGCTCATAGAAGGGCATTCTCTGCGTCTAGGTCTTCGTCGTTCATGTCTTCAGGAATCAAGACCCGACCACGGCGGATGCTCTCTCTCTGTGCTCGGCGGGAGATAACCCCTGTGTCGCCTAGCTGGATCAGAGCCATCATTTCCTGACTGTCCAACTCTTCTTCCCAGAAGCGTGTGTTGAGCTTGTAGTAGATGTCCCCTACGGGTAGCCCAAAGAACAACGCTACGTCCATTAGAGCCTCTGTGAGAGCGTCTGAGAGGTTATTTACAACCTGATCTAGTGCCGAGGCGTCAGCCGAGGCGTTAATACGCGCTGCTTCTGCTGTCTCGTTAGCGGCTCCGCGCTGCACGATGCGAGCGCCAATGCCGATCATCTCTTGTTCTTTCTGACTCTTGAGATTAGTTAGGAGACTGCGCTCTTCTGGTTGAACCAGCTCTACGTTACCACCCTGCGTAACGATGCCTTGACGTGAGCCAAGTTGAACGCCGTTCGGGTTCTGCTGGGCAAATTCTTCTGGGCTTGTGTCGCCTGTGTCAAGGTGAAGGGTCGGCTGGCCTGTGATGAAACCTGCTTCCTCTAGGTCAGCATTGTTTCGGTAGTGTGCGATGTTCACTACAGCCAGATCGTAGAGTGGCGCGTGGTCAATGTCGGGACGGTTGTTGTTAGCGCCGGGAATGTGCAGCGGAATATGGTCAAAGCTCTGACCTCCCGCCATCCGTACAATGCGCTCTTCCGTTTTGGGTTGCCCACCGTCATCATAGACCTGATGAGTGTACACCCCGTCCCGTAGCCGAAGAACTCGGTAGTTCTTGACCACATCGTGATCGAACTCGTTTGAGATGACATCATCTTGGACAAGTTCAACGATCACCGCCAAAGTGAGAACGCGACGGCCATTTACAATCTCGTACTTCCAGTTAATCAATGCTTCTGCGTAGTACGAGAGGATTACAGGTCGTGCGCCAATGTTCTGCTCTGTCTCATAGTCAATGCTGTCGTTGATGTCTGGATAATCTACGAGGTAAACGTGTCTCCCAGCATCTAGGATTGACCCCAATCCCTCTTTAGCGAGGTGGATAAGTGAGTTACCTGCTCCGTCTGCGTTGTAGATGATCTCGCGCATGTCGTCAGGCATCTCTACCATCGGATCACGACGAAACACCATGCCAGATAGCGCGGAGCGAGTGCGTCCCGTTACGTTAAGGAAATAAGCTCGCTCAACGTATCGCTTGTACCGCTCTGTGTCCTTGGGTGTGAACTCAGGCAGGTAGCGTTGTGGAACTGCTTTGACTGCTTGTTCGCCGTCAACAACGTCTCTGACAAGCCGCCACTTAGGGCTATTACGCTGGTAGTCTGGGTGTAGAGTCTTTACGCTCACTTATTCTCCTACATTGCAAAGGCGATTCGGACGTCAGAGACAGGCTTCACTACTGGTAGCTCGTAGCTCATCAGATAGCTTGCTGCGTCGTTGACGTGATCGAAACCGCCTTGCTTGTCCGGGTAACCGTTCTTGTCGTAAGCCTGTTGCTCTAAGCACTTCACAAGTTCAGAGCACTTTTTTGGGTGAACCTTGACCAGACCGTTAGAAAAAGCAGCGTTCGATGCATTCACTCTGTCTTTGATCGCTGGGTTCTTTCTCGGCGCTCTGATGCTAAATCCTGCTTGACGCAGAATAGCCAGATCGGATCGGGATGCGTCTACTGATTTGCGGCTAGTTCCCGAAGCGTCTGGGTAGATACAGATGGTATGTTCTGGATAGCGCTCTTTAAGCGCGTCTGCCATCGAGGGCGTGTCGTACATGTCGATGAGTTCGTCAACCGCGTGGTAGACTTCCCCTCGTTTAACAAACACAACAGCAGCCATCTTTCCGACGTTGAAGTCCATACCCACATAAAGCCTTTCCCCTCGATCTACGGACTCGTCTGACTGGCAGTGAAGTCTGTGAAAATTACAGTAGACGGTGCCAGAGGATAGGTTAACAAAACGCCCTTCGATGTAGGCTTCTGCGAGAGCTTCCGGGTAGGAGTCTCGTAGCGACTGGACATATCCTTCTGGCAAGTAAGGGTTTGAGTACGAGGGGGCTTGGACAATCCCGTAGTCGTCGTTAGCGTGCTGTACCCAACGCCAGTGTGCAAACTTAAAACCCTCGGGGGTTGTGTAGGCGCTGGCTTGGTTGTGCGGCTCTGGTACTCTGTCTGGCTTTTGTCGGTTACGCCCGATGACCTTGTTCCAAGCCTCTTCTGCGTGGCTAGGAAGTAAGGTGTCAATCTCATCAACGTGGGCGGTGTAAGATTCGTAACCCACGATGCGGTTCGGGTTGTCTAGGCTTCGGAACACAAAGTCGCCCCAGTTCGGGGACGAAGTGTAAACCATGTTGTCTTGTTTGTTGTACTTGTAACTAACACCCAGCTCTGTGAGCTTTTCCGTGATCCGGCTAGCAGTGATTAACTTAACCAGATCGTAGGAAGGTTGGTAGCAAGCAATCAGGGAGTCTGGGGCGGTCGCTGCGTCTATAATCGCGGCGTAGATCATCGCCTCTGACTTTCCCGCGCCGTAACCTGCACAGAACAGGCGGTAGCGCTTTTTCATCTGCAAGAACTCAGCTTGTGGTTTCGTTGCCTTAATCTGCAAGTCCACAGGCTAGTCCTCTTTCTTCTTCGCGTCTCCGATAACTTCGATCTGTACTTTGTTCACAGGGGTGCTTGCGTTCGGGTCAGCTTCCCACTTGATGTTCTGTTGCTCGTTCCAACCCGCTTGGGTCTTCAACCAGAAAATCTGTGCTGTCGTGTCGTTGGAGTTTACAGCCTTGTTGTAGAGCTTACCCGCCACCGTGGCGTTGGCCTTGCTCTGGCCCATCTCCAGCTCTTCCTTGTACTTCTTTTTCAAGGTAGGCAGGGAAATACCAATCAACTTAGCAATCTGCTGCTTGGGTGTCCCTAACAGCGTGTGCATCATGACCGTGTTACGTTGGACGTCGTTAGGCTCGTGTTTAGGCGAACCTCGCTTGGAGAACGCCTGATCCTTGGTTGACCCTACAGGTCGCCCCGCCTTCTTAGGCTTAGCAGGCAGGTAATCACCTTCCAAGATTTCCTTGATGTTCAGGGGTGCCTCTTCACCAAGGTCGTCTACGCTACTCGCCAATTCTGGCTCCTTACAGTCCGTAATATCAGACATCCTTACACTTAGGTTCCAAGGTAAAGTAATAAACCCCGTCTTCTAGCAAAGCCTTGAACTGTACAGGACTAGCACCCACTTCCTCTGGTGCGATGTCACAGACCTGAACCATGTACAAGCCCTCAGACCCCTCGGTCTTAGTACAAACAGACGGAGACTCCGTACAGGTAACTAAAGCTAAAATTAACAGAGATTCCATCCGAGACCTCCAGAGGTCACTGTAACAAAGTCTTTTAAGTTTCCTATTCTTCACCTACAGAATAACATACTTTTGCAGGCTTGTCAAGTACTTTTTCCGTTGCAAAGCTTTGCAACTTGTAAAAAGACAGAAAAATCTGCTTTTGGGATGTGAGACTGTTGGTGTGAATAAGTGTTAGTGTGTAAAACTTACTAACAAACACTGTTACGTTAGTTGCGATGTAATCGCTTATAACTCACCTACAGTTTACCATAGATTTTTCCTGCTGTCAATACCTAAACAGTAAGATTTTCTACTCTGTATAGGAAGTTTAAAGATAAGTTATTGTAATTGCTAATAATTTACTCTTTTAGGAGATTTTTTAAAATTTAGGGAGGGGGTAGTCCAAATCTGTTGTTGACTATAAGGGTGGGGGCACACACCCCTTTACCAGCCTATTTTGGGGGGTACCCCTACTATATCAGGTCTCTGACCTGTCATGCAAGAATTATTTTGCACCAATCTGGTGCTATAGTATGCCCCATAAGGGTGCAGCCTATCGGCTGAATAAAGTGCTTGACTTTCTTTATAAAGTGTGAGTGTGGGGCGGGACTAACATCCTGCTACTTAGCTACATGCCTATATACGCATATCCATATATACGGGAATCCATATATTCTTCCGATTGTCAATGTTTTTCGGCTATTCACTGAATTGCCAAAATTGGCATGATTCTTGCCTGTAAATAATATGAAGCGGGCGGACGAAAAAAAGCCCGGGCAAGCCGCGAAGCTATCGCAACAGGCTACCGGGCTAAGGGTTCCCCCTTGAGTAAGGGGGTTAGGGGGTTACTTTGTGAGCTTATCCTCTAGCTTAATGCTCAGATCAGATAGCAATGCCGCTATGCCTACGGGCGCTAACAGTATCGCTAGGACTACTAGAAAAAATAACATGTTACTTACTCCATAGTGCAGATAGTAGGGCGAAGGGGATGGCCTTTGCCCCGCGTATGGTTACACCGCATACGGTGGCGCTTGATCGGCCCGGCGATAACCAATTAACAGTACCCGCGCTAAACCGCGTGGACATACTAAACCCTGATTTTGACATGTTAAGGTGACTTGACTTACCGACTTTATATCGGCCCCGGATAATTGTCCGCCCATTCTGTGAGCTAACTTGCGTACCCTTGCCGGCGTTAACGGTAGCGCGTAAACCCTCACTGGTCGAACCCGTGAAAGTAACGCCCCCGGCTTTAGTTTGCTCGCGTAG